CCCGGAAGTATCTTATGCCCGAGCGCAAACGGAAAGACCACGCTGACTCAACGTCATGGATAACCAGATCACCTAGGTGAATCGGGCCACGACACCGGCGGATAGTACCTGGTATAGCATCCAGGATGCAAAACCAACTCCGCAGGAGAAAGCCAGTATGGAGATCAGAATCAGGGTTGTTAAGGCCCAATCTCCTAATCCCGTTCGCAATTGCGATATACTCTTGTGGTTCATTTGGTAACTTCTTTAGGTGATACGGCCTCACGGCCGTTCCATTGAAGAAATCGCCACCACAACTTTCACGGAAGGAGCCCGACAAGAACGTTTTGTTCTCATTAGGCGTCAAACCGAAGTACCGCAACAGGCTTATCACAGTTGAAGACACGTCAGTGGGGACGATGATATCGTCGCCGTAAACCCAAACATCCTTGTGGGGTGTAAGGGTCAAGCCGTGCAGGAACGCAGCGCCCTGACATAACGTCAGGAAGATTGCCGTTTCCAACTCAAAAGTGAACCCATTACCCATGCTGGAAAACTTCTCCAGGAGGACCCAACGGCCGTTGACAAACGTCATCTTGGACCGGAGGTCATCTAACTGGACGAACCAGTCGTGCGGGAGCAGTAACCTCACCAGGTTTCTGCTAATGGTATCGCTTGCATTAGATAGGTCTATAGTCGCGCAGTTACCAGTCTTACTGGCGTCACAGGCGACCTGCCTGTGAATGTGCTGCGCTTTCTCAAGGTTGAGACCTTGAGCAGCCAATCGTTTCTTCAGAACTCGGCCGAAGCCGAGTTGATAGAACAAGTTAATGGAGGGTTCGATACAAATTCCTCTATCCTTAAGGCAATCCTTAGGGACGGAACTGTACCTGTTTCCACGAACACAATCGACCTGCCTATCATCTTCAGCGGTGATCCGTCCCCACTTGGTCGAAGACCATTGTGGAAGGAACCAAATCGCGTCAGAGGTGAAAGTAGGGTAAGACGACATTTTGTGTGGCAGGGTTGTCCACTTGCCTTTATCTCCATAAGTTGCTCCAGGACCGAAACGCCCGTCAATAGTATCAGGGCACGATCCGAGGATTCCGGCTAGATATTTCCGCATATAGCAAATCACTTCGCCAATGCGCCCAAACTCCTCAGTAAGGTTGTAAGAGAGGAGAAAAGGGTCTAGCCGTCTGTTTGCAACGTAACACTCCTTCTCACTCTTCCAAAAGTTGTCCAACGCGGCGGCCTTGCGGTCGACGGTTGAGGGCAGATCCTCGCATTTTCGGAGGAAATCTACCACAATGACGTCCTTATGGTAATCGTGAGCATTAGTAT